CCAGAACCAGAACCAGAACCAGAACCAGAACCAGAACCAGAACCAGAACCAGAACCAGAACCAGAACCAGAACCAGAATGATCTGGTGCTTGACGCTATCAATAAATTGACAGCCACCATTCAGGCTTCAAACATTCAGAACACCGGGAACACGGGGACAAATTCCCCAAGAACAGAAAAAGAAGTTATTAACGATATGATGAAAATCATGAACTAGAAAGGAAGTGAATTAAATTGGCAGTAAATAGCTTAACTCCGCAGGATGCATACACTCTTATCAATTCCGTAGCAAAGCAGGCTACCGGACGTTCTAACCTTGTAGCGACTGATACAAGTTCTTTTGTGTCAGTTTGTGAAACACTTTTGCGGACAGGGGTAGAAAACACACTGAATTCTATTTCTACAGTATTTGCGGAAACGTATTTTGCGAACGAATCTTATACTGGTAAATTAAAGACCGTCGAACAGACAAATGTTCGGTGGGGAGCTATTGTCCGTGAAATTACGTCCCTGTCAATGGACGCTGAGCAGTCGGATGACTGGAATACAGAGCAGAATCCGAACACATTGGATGATGGTAAATCTATTGACATGTACAAGATTCATAAGCCGAAAGTACTTGAACTCAAGTTCTACGGTACAAAATTGTTACAGAGATCCATCACGAGATTCCGTGACCAGCTGGCAGTTGCTTTTTCAAGTGAGGGGGAATTTCTCAGATTTTACGAAGCAGTTATGATTGAATTTCGTAATGACATTGAGACGGATCGTGAGAGTGAACGTCGTGCAACCATGCTCAACTATATGGCAGGTTTATCATCTCTTGGCATGGAAGTTGACCTTGCTCATGAGTTCAACACAGAGAATGGAACACAGTATACAAGAAAACAGTTGCTTTCTGAATACCGTGATAAGTTTATGCCGTTCGTGGTTGCTCGAATCAAGCTTGATTCTGAAAAGCTTACAGAGAGATCAACCAAGTACAGATTCACGATCAAAGGCTTTGAAAACCTTCTGAGATTCACCAGAAAAGAAAATCAGCGGCTTATGATGCTGTCGAGTTTCTGGATCAACTCAGAAACTCAGACGTTACCGTATGTGTTTGATGATAAAAATTTACAGATTGAAAACAAGGAACTTGTCAATTGGTGGCAGTCCGCTGATAATGAATCAGCGATCCAGATTACTCCTTCCATCATTGGAGAGGATGGACATGCAAAACAGGCAGAGACAGAAGTAAACTTGCCTTATGTCCTTGGTGTTCTCTATGATCGTCGTGCAATGGGTATTAACTGGCAGTTTGATTACAGTTCGACAACACCATTCAATAGCCGAGGGGGCTACTATAACATGTTTGTTCATTCCAGAAAAAACTACTGGAACAACTTCACACATAACGGAATCCTTTATGTGATCGGGGAGGGAGGTAAAAAATGATTAATTTTTTTATACCCGCTACATCATCTATAAAAATCATTAATTTGACAGGTGAGGAGGGTGTCAGAAGAATATTATGTTATTCATCTGCTTCTTCAACATCAAATTTGTTATACAATGGAAATATAATTGGAACATTTAACAATAATAACAATATGAATATTGATTTTGAAAGTTATTATGGATTTCCAAGACTGTCAGATTTAGCAATAGAAGTACCACCTAATATTTCAATAGTAGTTTTAGTTGACGTGGTGCCATATAGTGACGCCACAGATAACTATATAGAAACAAGGAGTGTATCATGATGGACACATTTTTAACTATCTTAGGAAACTATGCGTTTCCGATCGTATGCTGTTGTGCCATGGCATACTTTGTGAAGTACATGTATGACCAGACGAATGCAAGAGTTGACAAACTCAACGAAGATCATAAAAACGAAGTTGACACACTTTCTGAGGTAATCAAAAACAATACGATTGCCTTAGAAAAGATGAATACATTAATCGAACAGATTGGAAAGTAGGTGCTATATGACAGCAAATGAACTTGTAGTATATGCTCATAATTTAATTGGTACTCCTTATGTGTGGGGTGGCTCAACACCTGCACAGGGTCTTGATTGTTCCGGATTGCTTTACTGGATCCAGAGGACAGCGGGGTCAGACGTTGGGCGATATAACGCAGCAACTTATGCAACTATGGGTGAACGGATTCCCATTGGTCAGCAGAGACCGGGCGATTTCCTGTTTTTTGGATCTCCTGTAACTCATTGTGCTATTTACATTGGATATGGAAAAATGATTGAAAGCCGGGGTGGTCGTAAGAACACAAAAGAGAATCCGGGCACAGGAGTAGTGATTTCTCCCGTAACTCGTCGTCATGATCTTGTCCGCGTTTGCAGGGTATGGACAGAATATAATGAACCATTAACATATTCGATTGGAGAAACATATACTATCAGGGTGGATCATTTACATGTGCGTTACAGCGTATGGGGACTGATCAAAGGGTATGCACAGCTGACAGCTGACGGAATGAAACATGCATATTCCGATGGATGTCTGAAAAAAGGAACCACAGTAACGGTAAAAGATATCAAAAAAGATGGTGCCGGAGCAACGTGGGTACGGATTCCATCTGGTTGGATCTGTGCCATAACAGTAAAAGGTGAGGTTTACTTATCATGACAGAAATAGTTTTGTACCATTTTTCGAAAAGAAAAAACAGCACAAAGCGTCCTATAGGGCAGGGGGCAGAAGTTCCCTGCCTTTTAAAAATTACAACTACATTTCAAAGTCCTACGTTTATTTTGCAAAGACCAATGAACGATATGCTACAATTTAACTATTGCAAATGGGCTGATCACTATTATTTCATTGATTCAACTACGTCAATCAACGCAGGACAGACGGAAATAACTTGTACTGAGGACGTTTTGGCAACCTATAAAAACGAAATAGGTGATTATACATGTTTTATTGAACGATCCAATCATCAAGACCCTTTGCTTGATGATCCGCTTTATATACCCACTGAGGAGTGGCAGAAGCAAGACACTATAGTTGCGCAGCCAGTTAATGTATTTGTTAATGGATACGCCGGTAACTATATCATGCGTGTCGTAGGTGCGGCAGGGGTTGAAACTTACTATGTTACGGAAAAACAGTTAGGTTTGATTGTGAGTTTCATGTATACGGCTGATAACTTCCAAGAACTGATTGAGAACGCAACTACAAAGTTTCTTTTCGATCCTGCAAAATACATTATTGATTTAAAATGGCTACCCTTTCGCTCAAGTAATTTTATTTCAATAATGAATGATGTAAATCTAGGCTATTGGGATTCCGGTGTACAGGCTTTATTGATTGGTGGTGCTTCAAATAGTCCGGTGGTTCATTTTTCCTATAACCTTGAACTGACTAATCCACTTTATTCTAATACAGATTTTCGATTTTACAATGGTAATTTTAGTCGTTACTTTGTACAGCTACCTTGCATTGGAGTTATTCCGGTTGACATAACAAAAACGAATAATGGACAGTTAATAGCAGACTACTACTTTGATGCATATTCTGGATTATCTGATGTATGGCTGAAATCTGGAAGTTCCGTCATAGGACACTATCAATGTCAGATGACCGTGCCGGTAAACATAGCAGGTGCAAATGTCAACATTGGCAATGCACTTATTGGTGGACTTTCAACTGTTTCGTCAGCTATGACAGGAAATGCACTCGGTGTATCTTCCGGTGTACTTAACACTACGCAGTCCATTTTATCTCCAGAAGTTACAAGTATTGGTTCTATTGGCTCGGTTGGTGGAATCCTCAATAATCTTGATACATCCGTAATCTGCTATACAAGAATGAGCACGGAGCCGAACGGTGTAAGTGAGGGATATGCAGATGGAAACAGTCGCAAGATTTCAACCTGTTCCGGCTATCTCAGATGTAGAAATGCATCCATAGAAATTAGTGGGTTTACCGGAGATCAAGAATCAGTGAACAACTACTTGAATAGTGGTTTTTATTATGAATAATGTTTCACGTGAAACATAGAAAGAGGTGAAAAATATATGTGGTGTCCTGTTGGATTTGATAAAATCAATATCATTTCGAATTACTTCCAACCGTCGGGGATCAAGGCAGACAGTCTATATACTGACACGTTTGATCGTATGCTATATGAGAGAGTGTGTTCTATTTTTGATATAACATACAATGCAAAATTTGACATTGACTATTTTAAGTATTGCCTACTTGGTGGGGGGTTTATCGCGATCACATATACTGATGCATACGGACTGATTGCTCAGTATCCCACGATTAGTGGGTATGATATGTATTGCAAGCCAACGCTTGCAAGCATTAACACATATGCTACCAACGCAAACATAAGCTTACAGGATTTAAAGATTGGCAAAGATTGTAGCATAATCTATCTACGTCCGTCCAGATGCGGGATTTTTGACATTATCGGTTATTATAGTTATAAATTGGCTCTGGTAGCTTCTGCATTTGATATGAACGTATTCAACAGCAAGTTAGCTTTTATGATAGCCGCCAAAAACAAAAGTGCCGCGAAAACACTGGAAAAAGTCTATGACCAAGTGCAGGATGGTAACCCGGCAGTTGCGTATGACGTTTCAATCAAAGAAAATGAGAACGCAAACATGAGGGGAAAAAGTTCAGAACCGTTTGAATTTTTCAACAAAGATTTGAAAAACAACTTTATTTCAAAGGAATTAATTGAAGTGTTTGAAAAGCTTCTTGACCAGTTTGATACAGAAGTTGGGATTCCGTCTGTCGGCTCTGATAAAAAAGAACGCTTGAATGTTATGGAGACTGAAAAAAATGACATTGAATCTGTGACACGACTTACTACATGGTTAGAAACCATGCAGGCAGGAGTTGACATGGCAAACAGTCTTTATCCCACTTTGAATCTTAACGTAAAGATCAGAGACTACAAAAAGGCAGGTGTAAGAAATGGGGATGTATAGAATTACGATAGCCGGACTTTATGAATATGACCAGACCTTATTCGATCACATGATTTTTCCGGCAGATGCTGACAAACAGAACTTTATTGACAGCTTGCTTTTATCCTATGGTGATTGCGAACCACTCTATCCGGATGGTGATTTTATGAAACAGTCAGCTATTCCGGCATGGTCAAAAAAATGGCAGGATTCCATTGAACGGGTTTTTCTTGCATTAAAGAAAGAATACAACCCAATCGAGAACTATGACAGACAGGAAACCTGGACGGATTCACCAGATATTGAAAGAAATACAGTGACGGGTGGCAATGACACGAATACGTTAAAAGCCGGACGTGGTTCAGTAACATCAAACAGCGGGTCTGACACAATGGAACAAAAAGTGAGTGCTTTTGACTCTTCAAACTATCAGCCATCACAGGAAGAAACTACAACATATGGTAGTGCTACAAAGTTGGAAACTTCCGGACAGGACGTAAACAGTGTTGAGTATGGGCGAACTGAAAAAAATACGGAAAAAGGCTCTACGACCCATACCGGACAGATTCACGGAAACATAGGTGTAACAACGTCTCAGCAAATGCTAGAAAGTGAATTACAATTAAGGAGACAATCATTTATAGATTACTGTACCGGATTATTTGCCAGTGACTTACTGATTCTGGTTTATTGATATAGAAAGGAGAACACATAATGATTAGCACGTACCCTCACAGTTCCATGCAAGATATGAACTTAGACTACTTATTAAAAGTAGCAAAGCAGGCAGGAGAGGATCATAAAGAATGGTCAGACATAAAAGGAACCGCACAAAAGCAGATTGACGAAGCAATTAAAGATTCACTAGATTCCGGAGAGATTGGAAAAGTAGTTGATGATGCAACGAAAAAAATATTGACGGATGAAATTGAACCATTAAAAGGCACAGTAACCGAACAGGGTAAACTGATTTCTGATCTTGAAAAAAGAGACGGTTTATTTGATTTAAGCGGCAGAACTATCATTATTGGTGACAGCTACACAGTAGGGTATACACCGGACGGAAACATTACTCCATGGACAGAACACTTTTTGTATTACTGCTCTATTGATAATGTAACAATCAAAAGCAATGGCGGTGCTTCTTTTTCAACTTCTAACAACTCATTCCTTATGCTTTTGAATCAGATTGACGCTGATCCATCTGTAAAGCAGATCTTAGTTGTTGGCGGCTACAATGAGTTCGGTACTTATTCGGAAATTGAAAATGCAATCAATGCATTTTATGGGGTGGCACAGACACGATTTCCGAATGCTAAAATTTTTGTAGCAATGGTTGCATGGTCAGCAGACAGTACCCAGTGGAGCAGGTTCAAAATTGCAAAGAGTGTGTATAACACACAGCGGAAAAATTGGATCTATCTTAATGGAAGTGAATATATTTTACACGCTGACGGATTCATGGGGTCGGACGGTTTTCATCCAAACACGACCGGACAGGAAAGACTTTCTACCTACCTTGCGGAAGCAGTAAAGACCGGCTCTTGCCATCCATCCTTTTATGATGTAACTGCAAATTTTGAAGCAGGAGACTTTACAGCAACTCTGGGAAGTAGATGGACGTTCGTTACAAATTACAAAGAAAACAGTAGTAATATCATCTGGGGCGATTATGTTTGTTTTCCAAACAGCGGCGAACTTATTTGTAATGGTACAGAATATTATATCGGAAGAATCTATTCAACTTCCTTTGTTGGTGATGGAAACGGTTATACTTGCTACCCAACAACTGTGATTGTAAAATCCGGATCTGAATTTTATCACATTCCGGCTCAGCTTAATTTCAGAGCAAGACAGATATATCTTGCTCTGTATGACATCAGCGATGACAAACACAACTACAGAACCTTGACATCAGTAACACAGGTACAGATTCACAGAGGTTCAATTACAATGTAAATGTTTCACGTGAAACAAAAATAAAGGGGGATGCAAATTTGCATCCCCTTTTTAACTATATAAAACCTCTTTTGTCTCAAACGGCAACGGCAATCCTGTTTCCTTATCATACGGAATCGTATGATCCAACTCATACTCTGTATCGGATAAACGGATTGCACAACCGTACTCTATCTCACAGCCATCAACAACTATTTTGTTAATCCCTTTGTTATACAGATATTCCGTTTTAAGTTTCCAACTTGGGTCTTTTTTCCAGTCGTTCGCACGGCGGTAGTTTCTGTGATAAGTGAGACTATTTCTATAAATGAAACCTTTTTCAAAATTATTTATATCATTATCAAGGCAGTAAACTCCATCTTTCGGCACTCCTGCAACAGTCTGTTTTAGTTTTCCTTTTTCTCGGTAACAGTAACGTTTACTCCCCATAGTCTTAAACTCACTATAAAGACCGTCAAACTCAGCGATTCCTAGTGTGTGTGCTTCGCCCTTGAATACAACCGTCCCGATCCCACGTTCCTCTGATTTTTTCATTACTTTGTCATTATACTCAGCAAGTTTTTTCCTATCCCAGTTTGTACCCTTGACAGAATCTGTATCAGAGTAAAACCATTTTTTACAACACTTCCCAAGTTCGAATAACTCAGCCTGTGCATAGGCTGTCACCCATACCCCCCATTGGTACGGTAAAAAAGAGTTACGACTTTTGTAATACTTTTGTAACTTTTCCTCATATTCTGATTCACTTAAAACATCAGACCATAGTCCAGTTTCATAATCTTCTTCAAACATGGATTGTATCATTTTTTGTACCATCATTCCGTAGATTCCGTTTAGTTCGCCTTTTGAAATCATATATGACACAGGGTCAGCATGTTTCAACGTATTCTTATGTTCAAATAATTCAATCACATAAGATATCAACCAATCCGGAAGATAGTCTTTCTTTGCTCTCATGACGTTTGAAACGTCTGCCCATTCAAAGTCATAGGCTTCAAAGATAACTTGCAAATCCGGATCCGTAAAGGGATAAATGACAAGATCTGCATTGAGAATTTTACCATTATCGAGGTTCAACTCCATAGCTTTCTTTTTACTTATCTTATCTGCATCTGGAAATATGCAAACTTTTGCTTTGTGAAAAGCAAGCGGTGGCATAGGATGGTCTTTTTTCAAGCGTAGCTTTTTCAATCGTATATAGCCGGCAAAAGCATAACTTTCTTTTAAATCCATTATATCCTGCAAGGATAACTTTGTTTCTACAAAGTTTGTCATCGGAAACTTTTCATACACGATTCTAGCAGGATAAGAACTTGTAAAATCGTAGCACTCCACCGGTTCAGTAATTAACTGATTGACATAGTATCTGTTCGCATGAGTATAGCCGCCGTGATAGCAGGCTGTGAGTAACTCGTACTGATCTAGCGTGAGTTGCATTGACATAAATTTCTTATGCCATTTCTTGTCCTTGCGTGAACGTGATCTAGCTTGATCACGGATAAAGCCAGTATTAGTCAGTGGGGCAGTAGCAACAGTTACGTTTCTTTGCGATAAATAGAGACGTAGTGCTTTACAAAGACAAATCGTATCAATGCAAACGTATGTCATTTCCTTTACAGTACGTCCAGATTCCGGAGTTCTTTTCTTTTTATAGTCCCATGTACCAGTAGCTTTTTCAAGTGTCCCCATGTCTTTACAGAGTCGTTCAAGAGTACGTTGAGTAAGTATGGCAGAATCTCTTATTTCAACCCCAAAAGTCTGCCATTGCATAAATACGTACCTATGTGTTTTGACTGCTAACTTACGGTCTGGAACTCCAAACTTTTCTAGCAGATGGTTCCTTAAAAACATGTAATCATATGACAAGTTATGGATGTAAAAACGAACTGTACGCTCTTTGTCAGCATGAAGTGTGTCACAGATCCGGTCAATCGTATTAATAAGATTACGTACATGATTACCGTACAAACAACAATCATTTTCTATAGTTATCGTCCAATCAGTTATCCAACCTATATCTTCTGTATCTGAAACATATGTTTCAGTGTCAATTGTTATGATTTTTTCATAAAAAGACTGGAAGTGTCCTGCATTACTTTTGCGGATGAAATTACCGTCAAAAAGATGCATATAATCGTAGTCTTTATATGATACTACTGGATAACCTGCTATAACCATTTTTTTACCCCTTGTATTTATATTTTAATGCTTCTGCTTCTCCAGAGAAACCTAATTCTTTTGCTACGTCATCTGCTCGGTCTATGTCCGTGCGATCTCTGAACTCCTCTAATTTGCTAATTATTTCACTCATTGTGTCGCCATCACGCAAGGCTTTTCCAACGAATTCTACAGCCTGTTCAGAAGAATATAAAAGACTTATAAGTTCAAAAGCATAAGACTGGAAAAAAGCACTCATTTCACTTGTATCTTTAAACTCAAGACCATATTCAGACAACTTCTCACGTCTCTTTTTTATGATTGACTTCCAACCTGGCACCGTAGAACTTTTTTCTTTTAAGACATTTTGCATCATTTGTACCTGCTTACGCATGGAAGAAATCTGCATATAAAGGACGTTCCGATCGCTGTAATCCAACTTTATTTTTTCTCTTATTCTTTTATTATAGCCAAACTTTTTAAGAATTGCTTTGTAATCGGCGTAAGCACCACCGGATTCAGAAGTGAATCCTGCCCTCTCTACACGAACCATACGCTGATTTAAACGCTTAGCCAGACTTGTATAAAGTCTGGCTAATTCTTTTTCATTGAGTTTATATGGGTTTATATCCTGCCCCTTGGCTGTGATTCTTTCTGTACCCTTTAAAGCCATTGCTACTCCTTTCTGAACCTTGGTGCGATCCAATCATCATTCTGTTCAAAAGTACCATCCGGGTATACTACGATACCCTTTACCCATTTCAGAAACATAGTAGGACGTTTATAACCGGACACTTTAAACTCTCCCCAGAGACCGTTATAATCCATGAATTCTGTGACTGCATCCGCTCTCTTTTTTGCATAGTATTTATAAATTGCATTAAACTGTGATTTACTTCTATTCATTGTATGTTCTCCTTTTTTCTAATTTTTATGCTTCTATCAAGAGTTTTTTAGCAATTTGACTACTTCCCAATTTGTGCTTTTTTCATAATATCTTATATCTCTAAAGCAATCATAAAAATAAACTTTCCAGTATTTAGTTTTAGAGAGTTCAATTCCAACTTTTTCGATAAAATTAAGATAAGATACAAACAATATATTGAGTTTATCATCATAATCACATCTTAACCCTTGCTTTTCAAGATCAGATGCAAGTTGTTTATAGTTCATAGTAGCGTTGTAGTATGGGTTTACTTCCTTGACTGATTTCATAATTTATTCTCCTTTACATATTTGCTATTTATTTGTTGCAAGATCATAGTACCAGTTTTGCATATAAAAGTCAACGGTTTAACAAAAAAGT